GGGGGCGGTGTGCAAAAAAATATTTTTCAAAAATTTCCCATAAATTCAGTCATTGGATTTTTATACACATAAGGGGGTGGTGTCTTTTTCCAATTCCCCATATTTCATAAAATTTTTTTTTCAAAATTTTTGGGAATTTTCCCTATAGGGATTTTAATTCACCATCATGAGTGAAACAATTTCCCTTCTTGTTTCTATTGGAAGTTTGAAGAAATTATCTATTGCCGTTGCCCATATTTCATCTTCGTTGCTCAAACCATAAGAGCTATGCCAAACATTCATTTTTGAAATAATATCTCTAATATCATCGTATTCTTTTCCAGAAAAATTTGCTGCTTGTTTGATGGAAATAGAATCAACAACTATTGGATAAAATAAATTCGCAAATGATTTGTTCGGGTCTTTCAATTCATTGCTAGACCACAACTCATCATATATGTTTTTCGGATCATCCAATATTTTTGGTAGTTTTAAAAATTTAGGGAATATGATATTTTCAAAATTTTCCTTTGCATATTCCTCTATTTGATCTTCCCATTTTCTTGTATTTGTATCTATGGTTATTCCTTTTTCTTTAAGTTCATCTGAAATAGGGAATAAAAGATCTTTCAATGATCTTTCCAAGCCACTTTTAAATCGATTTAAAATTTTAGATTTCAATTCCTCTTTATCCGCATCTTTGACTTTGGATTTTATTATTTTAAATATTTCCTTTTCATCTTCAACAACATATTGAAGCAATTCTTCAAATGTGTTTCCATTCTCATTCATGTCATATGAACGCCCTTTTTGATCATAAGTCGTTAAAAACCAAAGTGTCGCTCCAGAATTATTCCACATGTATACTTTTGATCCAGAGGGCGCAACAAATCTTTGCCTACTATAATTGTAAAAAGCAGTATCATTCTTTAATGTCAAAGGTATCTGTGTTCGATGTGGAAGATATTTCAAATTTTCCCTATTGATTTTTCTTCTTTTAAAGAAATATCTCTTTACATCATCATCGTATAAAAAAGAATTAAACGATTTTATCATGTTGTTTACCACGTTTTTATTATAAATGTTGGATCTTTTAAAATTCTCAATACTTGAATATTCTTTGGGAAGATATTTTTCCTTTCCTATATCAATATTTCCTATTTTGCTTTTGTAGTAATCTGTTACGGCTTTTTTGAATGCCTTGGATTTTTTTCTCATGAAGTCATGCGCCCATTCATGGACAATAATTGTTGTGAGATAGCCAGTGTGCCTCATTGCTTCATTGTATCCAATTGCCATATAGTGTTTATTGGAATATCCAGCCGTTTCTTTTTTTCCTGTGTTTTGATTGACGTGTTCACTCAAGTCCATAATAACAGCATTGCTGTGCATCGAAGGGAAACCCATTGCTGTTATCTGTCTTCTTGCTTCTTGGAATTTTCCTTCCATCACTTGCAAAAACCTTGGGTCTTTCACATCATTGATTTGATCTTCATTCAAATCGATACTATAAAACAATGAAAACATTGGGTAATCCTTCAAGTGGACAACTTGTTTCGATTTTCTAAATTTCGCTTCCCTCAACAAAACATATTCCTTGAACTTTATCATTTTTTCCAATTATTTATAAATAATATCATGCGAACATTCAAAAAATACTTGCAAGAGATGGCATTCGGTCTTGGATCGGGTGGACAGGAAATGACAATACAGGAGATCATGGAATTCATTGTGGAGAATACATATACTGAAAACTTGAAAAGGGTTTATTCTAAATACTTTTTATGATTTCCTTTAAAAAATTTATTCTATTAAAAGAGAATGCAGTAAAAACAAGTGAAGAGATATCTGCTATGAGTCCTTTGGAATTTGCCAACTATCTTGATTCTGTTCTTGTTGGTATAAAAAAGGGAAGCGATGAATATTACGAGGCTATGGATTCTGTTTCTTATGATGCAGAAAATAATAGACTCAATAATTACAGGGGAGTTTGTTATTGGGATGCAAAAAATCTGATATCAAAAATTCCACCCAATGCCTTGAAGTTCAAAAAAGTTACATCTGATAATACTTCTGAATTACACAATGAATACGAATATGTGGCAAATGTGAATGGTGTTCCCTATGGTCTTAATAGATATGAAGACCCAGACTATGATCCTTACGGTGAAAGGGATGACGATGAATCAGAAGATGAAGATGGTGGTTCCAAGAAAACAAAAGGTAATCTAAAATATGTCTGGGCATATCAGAAGGTCGGGGATGAGGGTCTGATGAATGAGACTCCCTTTAACATTGGTTATGGTGATGAGGATCTTATGAAGGAAATGATTCAGGATCTTGAGGAAGGATCTTAGATCCCTTAGACATATTTTCTTTAGCCCATAGGGGTTGTAAGTTTGTATAGTGAAAGCACTTCTTCTGTTGTTCAGGATCTGTTAAGTCAAAAGATGCACATGGAATAATATGATCTATGTGCCATCCATTGATTCCATGATTCTCCCATGTCATTCCTTCTTTGAATTGTTTTTCTAAATGCTCTTTTGCTTCTTGTATTGTGCATCCAAGAAGTTCTATTGTGTTAAACGATTTTTCTGAATAATTGTCCCTTATTGCTTTCCATATTCTAAGTCTTAATATTTTCCCTAAATATGATGTTTTATCGTTTTTTATTATATTATGATAATAACTTCTACAATATTCACCATACCCATCTCTAGACCTATATTGTTTTGAATATTCTTTATAATATTCTTTTTTTTCTATTCTTTTGATTCTATATTTTTCTTTATTTTCCGAATAATTTTTTCTACGTCTTGTGTTTCTTTTTTCTTTAGAACCTATATGTTTACATTTTTCAGAACAATATTTTTGTATATAATTGTTATTCTTCTCAAAACTATTCCCACAAACCGAACAAACATGTAATGTTTTTATTATATTTTTATTCTCTTTGTACTTTTTTCTAGACTTTTCTTTTAATATATCTTTGTTTTTTATATGATAACATTTGGATGAACAATATATTTGTTTGGGGTGGAATTTACATTTATCAAACCCATTCCCACAAACCACACATATTGGTCTCTTAACCTCTTCTGATTCTTTCATTTCGATATAAATCTACCCAAGTCCAACAAGTACTTTATCTTCATATTATAGGAATCCTCTTTGAATTCCATCCAGTTACTCTTGTCTACTTCTCCCTTTTTGTATAGCCTTGCATTCTTGAAAAAATTCTCCTTGGATATAATTCCACATATCCATCCTGTTTGGAAGTCATCCATGATTCTAGTGAATACATAGTAGTCACACTTTTGTCTTGTATTGTATGCAGGAACAGAACAATCATATTCCGGTCTGGGGATGCTTGTGCATTTCTTACTCTTCACATCTATTTTCAATCCATTCTTTATTAGATCATAGTCATAGGTATTTTCTATTTTTGCCTTTAGAAAGTTTGATACCATATACTCTCCCAAGAATCCTGTGATATTTCCCTGCCCCTTTAGTATGGAATGTCTGAGCCTTCCCATCTCCTCTGCCTTTTTCTTTGAATTCTCAATCCATTCTTTTTGGATTTGTATTTCCACCATTGTCACATGGTATATGCTTTTAATGCTTTGTCAAATAAAAAAACTTCGGGGCTGGAATTCCTTGAAGCTACATCGCGTTTTTTCTAAATAATATCATAAATGAAAAGTTTTAAAGGTTTCTTATTGGAAAATGTATATCAGAGGCAGTTTAAGAGTGGTCGGCAATCTGGAAGGGTATTAACGAGTTCTGTCATTGGGAACGAATATCTTCCAAAGGTTTTAAATATGTTTGGGGAGAAAGACCCATCGGATATATCCATTCTGGATGCAGGAAGCGGAAAACATGCCCTCTATACTCTAAAATTAAGAGAGATGGGATATGATGCCAAGGCAATTGATTTGCCAGAGAACATGGTAGAGGGTATTCATAATCCTGATGCTTTTTCTTTTAAATACGATATTGCTTTCTCTGGTAGAGTCTTGAATGTCTTTTCCGATGCCAACGTACTTGAGAAATTCATTTCCAGTATTTCTTCTGTATTAAAGCCAAATGGTTATTATCTTTGCAATCTTCCTGACAGTCCTAGAAACTTTGGTGCCTATGAGGGAATGAGTACCAAGGAGGGAAATGAATTTCTTAAAAGTATTCTTGAAAAATATTTCTCAAATGTTAAAGTATTGGCAAATCGTTCCGGTCCGGTTTTTCTTTCTACTAAATAAATAATATCATGCGAAACAAAGACCAAGTTTTATTGGAAAACATATATTTGAAATCCAAGGGAATAATCAAGGAACAAGTTGATAATGTATTTAAATCCGAAGTTGAATTGGATATTGATCTTCAATTTAATACAGAAGAAGTATTTGATGTGAATAAACCCAAGTCCGTCATGGTAAGATACCGAATCGAGCCTGATTACCGTTCCTATGGAATCGAGGGAATCAATGTAAGCTTTGTTTCTGCAAGTCCCTTTACAATCGAAGTTGTTGGACACGATGATTCCGAGACTCCAGTTGATATTGATCTTTCTGTTCTACCAGAAGTTGATGCGGAATTTTCAGTTGGAAAATATGGACAAGTTTTCCCTCAGACCTTGGAAGTCAAATTGGGATCGGACATGAAACCAATCGCTGCCAAATTAATTTTTTAAATCATGAGATTCCAAAAACTATTTGAGAAAGTAATGGAGGGTTTGTCTAAAGATATGTCTTTGGAGGACATTGCAAAGAAACACAATGTTGACATTAAGGATTTGGAAAAAGAACTTGAAATGGGTATTGAAGTAGAAAAGGAACATTTCAAGGATAATGTTAAAATGCAAAGAAAAACTGCCATGGATCATCTTGTGGAAAATCCTAAATACTATTCCAAGATGAAAGAATGCGGTTTGGATTGATCACATATAAGGATTGGAAAATAAGTATTTCACAATTTTCTCCATGATCCTTTTCTCCAACATAATTTTATCCACAAGTTCCATACTAGAAGGTATTTCCAGTATACAATAAGAAATATTAGATTCTCTTAAAATTTCACTTATTTGATTATTCTTTATCTTTCCATTCTTCCTTATATTTTGATTTGTAATAATTTGTTTATTTAAATTGGAACTTGTTTCTATGGATATTTTTCTTGAGCTTTTGTTTTCTTGAACTAGTGCCACAAGTTTTGGTTTTTGTTTAAGTATCTTATATAAAATCTTTTCCTCTTTTTTGTTTAACAATTCCTTCTTTTCTTTTTTCTTGTTTATTGTTATTGGAAGTATATCGTCCCTTTCGTCCAGAAACTCCAAGCTATACATGGGTGCCTCAACATTTTCCTTCAATACGATAATCACAATGGATAGTTTCTTTGACATTGGAGGTGGGTTGAAGTATTTAGAAAAAAATATTAAATAGTTTTATGTTGAGTTTTAAACAATTTTTGGAATCCAAAGAAGAATCTGATTTTTCTTACCCTTTATCCGTATACCATGGGACCGATTTAGACTCCGCTAAAAATATAAAGGAAAGAGGTTTGGATTTAAGTAAATGCGACAGGGGATATTTCGGTAAGGCATTCTATGTTACCACCGATAAGGATTTGGCTGAAAGCAATTATGCTGATTTTTCCGGTGATGAAGAAGGCGGGATTGTATTGGAATTTGAAATGAATCCAATCAACAGAGTATTGGATTTGAGAAAACCAGAAGATTGGGACACCTATAGTAATTTAAAATACAAGGGGAGAAAGATAACGGACTTCATGGGAATCGATGAATTTCCTCTCATTATGAAATCTCTTGGAATTGATGCATTATATGATAGATCTAATGATGCATTTGCAATTTATAATATAAAAACACTTGAATTGAAATAAATAAAATATATGATGACTTTTAAGAAATACTTGGAATTGGTGAAAGAAAAATTTGATCCTGAGATGGGAACTTCCCGTCCAATAGATTCTCAAAAATTAATTGACTATATCAATAGGGTTGTAGAGAAAAAAAGAACTGGTGAAGTAGATCCAAAAACAAAGAAAATGGATTATCTGCACATGCCCCATATTCACCCAAAGATTGCTCAGAAGGTTTTGATTTCTACTCCAGAAGGAGAGACGGTTGATTTGGAGCAATTTAAAAATATTCTAACAAAGCGTCCAAGTGAACTTCTTAGAAAGAATGAAAAAATGCAGAAGAGTGAAACAGGTGATACTGTATTCTATAACACAACTCTTCCAGCATTGAAGGGTCTTGTTGTAGATGAAGATACTGGTGAATTTAAGATTGTGGATACCTGCCCATCGGCTGGTGCATGTCAGCTTGTTTGCTATGCAAAACACGGATCTTATGTAATGTATCCTGACGTCTCCATGTTCCAACATAAAACTCTTAATTATCTCTTCAACGATCCAGAAGGATTCAAGGATCAAATTGAAGCAGAGATTAAGTTGGCTTCTGTGAAAAACAGAGGAAAGAGAGTTCAGATTCGTTGGAATGATTCCGGTGATTTGCTATCTCCCAAATTCTTCAGCATGGTAATGGGAATTGCTTCCAGTACTCCATTCGCGGATCATTACATATATACCAAAGAAGTATCACAAGCAAAAAGCTCCCAAATTCCAGATAACGTTATATTTAATTTTTCCTATGGTGCGAAAAAACAACAAGAGCAATTGATCGATCCTAAGAAGGACAAGGTTTCTTTCATTGTCAATATTGAAGACTCCTCCAAAGAACCGCTTCTTTACAATATAACAAAGTTCAAGTACATGGAAAGAGACAAGGAGAGCAAGAAGTGGGTGTATAATAATGCGGATGCTGTAAAGGCTATCATCGCTCAAAGATACGATGTTGATCCAGAGACTATTTTAACCATTGATGAATTAAAAGGGACTCCAAAGGGAGATGTGGGTCAGTATAATGTTATCGTCATGCCTGGTGAGTCGGACTTGTCCGCCAGCCGTAGAGATGTCAGAGGAACATATCTCATCATTCACTAAACGAATTTAATTATTCATTCAACTATTGATTGAGAAATAGGAACGAATCGCTTCTCCTATAACCCAACCAATACAATATGTGAGAAAATATTCCATAGTGTGTTGTATTATACCTCCAAGTATCCTGCAAGATTGGAAGAAGCCAGTGCCAATATTTCAATGTCTTCTTCTGTTAAATTTATTTTTCTAATGACTCCCTCCAAGCAGAGAAATCCTACAAAATTACCAGATATATCTTTTATTTGAAGACATATGTGACTGGTTGTCCCTCTTTTTGAGAAAAAGTTTTGAACGCTTTGATGTATTAAGTCTTCTTTTCTTTTACTATGTTTACTGACATCCATACATAAAACGTGAGTGGAATTCTCTAATTCTTTGAAGAAATCTGAGAAAACAGATGTTGGTATATTTTGAGTATGTATTGCCTCAGAAGACACACCGTGTTCTACGACTTCATATGTTGTGGAAAATCTTTGGAAACTTTTACCGGAATAAGTATGTCCTCCATTATGGAACTCTGCGACCCATACACGGTCACACATGTATTTCTCCATCAATGCCCTGAGCTTGGATGTAACAAGTTCATCCTTTTTTATGGCCTCGTTTTGATTAAGTGTGTGCTTCTTCTTTTCAGTCTTCCTTCGCATCAAATACTGCATTAGTTGTAATGTGAGTGGAGATATAAGACCAGTGATCAGTGCAACGATTATTAGTGTCAAGTGTTCCGCATTAAAATACATATAGAGTGTATGTTATTATTTATTGTTTCTTGAAGCCGTTTCAAAGGGATTTTTCAGAACGGGGCTTGACTTTTTTTAGATAAATATTAATATGCGGATGGTGAAAAATACAGACCCAAAAGATCTGGATAGAAAAAGGCTCCGCTATATCTTCAGAAGGGTCGTGCAACGAATCAAACAAAAACCAAATGGTTTTTTTCAGTTCCGTAAAATGAGAGGTGTTAGAGGTCTTTGGTACTATGGGGATTTGATAGAAATAGACCACAGGAAGGAAATAGTACCCACAATAGTTCATGAGGTATTACACGATCTATACGAGGAAAAGAATGAGAAATGGATATACCAAGTAGAATCTAAAATATCTCAAATACTCAAGCCATATGATATATTTGTTCTTATGATGGCAATTTTCTCAAGAATGAAATTGAGAAAAAGAAAGAAGAAATAATTACATCACTTTGGAAATCTTACCAAAGAAATCTATAATTTGTTCTTTGAGGTAATCTTCCACATTTTTCTTAGGAAGCTTGGAGATTCTTTCTTGAAAGGAATCATATGATTCCTCGAATTTACCATCTTCTGCTATAACGAATTCTCTGGATTCTAGAATGCCATTAACGAATGCCTTTGGGCAAGATGGGTCAGCAACGCAGTCAACACCAACAAGTCTAAAATCACTTACACGATTTGTGCCGTTGTATTGTTCGTTAAGTTTACCCAAAGCCTTGGTTGACATTCCAACTCTAACGCCATCATCGATAAGTGCCTGAACAATCAATCCACATGGGGTCGAAAGAATTTTGGATTTACCGACATAAACATTTCCTTCGTTTCTTAATTCAGTGACTAAATGGCAAGCTCTTTCTAAGTTGATCTCTGGGTTGGAACTATGGTTTAGCTCTCCTAATGAACGCTTTGCATTGATCATTTCATCAGTATAACGATGAACTTCCCTTCTCATTTCCTCGCGGTCATAAATGCGTTTATTTTTGTTAACTTCTTCGCACATCATGTAAGGACCAGTTACATAGTAGGATGGTTTTGATTTATTGTTGGTTTCTTCTTTAACGATTTCGAATTCATCGTTTTCAGCGTATTGGTCAACTAATAGTTTAAATGCCATAAGTATATTTATTTATATTTATCTTTTGAAATTCCAAGCTCTTTTTCAGTAATAATTGTAAATTCATAGTTATATTGCCTGCACCATTTTTTCGCGGCTTCCCACTTAGCTTGATTTTTTATATAGTTTAAGTTTTCGTAAAGTATTGTCTTCTTTCGTTTTCTGCCTTGATCAACAGTCTTAGGGTCTATTGTTTGCCTGTATGGTTTTATCTCCACAAGATATTTTTTTATATCGTTACCATTCTTCATTTTTATCGCAACATCTGGAAAATAACAAGATGTTTTTCCAGTTACAGGATTTGCATATGGAATTGCAATTCCCTCAGAAGACCATTCTACAATGTCATCATTCATATCGCACCAACGAAATAGTTTCAATTCCCAAGAAGAAAGAAATCTTGGATAATCATTTCCTCTATATTTTTTGGAATTTATGGGTTTATAAATTCCTTGTCTGAACTTTTTATTGATTGTTGTGAGTTTCACTTTTTCAAAAGTTCAAGAAGTTCCTTTGCCGCTTGATCTACGGATATCATGGGGTGTATTCCTCCTGAATTATATTCTGGTTCTTTTTCGGGAGCATGATGATTTAAAATATCTTTCATCTGGGAAAATAGATCACCCAATCCTGCTTGTGAGTTGAAATTGGATTCTATGTGAACTCCGGAAAACATTGATTATCAAAATTTTACCCGATTGCAAAAAGACATGGCTCCGCATCCCCCATCCCAGCAGATGCACCGTTATAAAGCATTGCCTCTAATTCCTTTTTCTCGGTCAATCCTTGGGTTAGTAAATCGTTATAATTGATAATTCCACCACCAAATAGTGCGGTATTGGTATACTTTCCTCTCACATTTCCTATTGCAATTTTTGTGAGTGCCGTTGCATACTGATATACCCAAGGTTCTTTGATGATATCAGATAGCGGTCTTTCAACGTAGCAACTTATAGCACCATAGAATCTAGAAGGCGATGTTCCCGTCTTTGGTTGTGGTGTTATTCTCATGTATTGAGTTCTCTCATCAAATTGTATATCACGTCTCAATGCAAGAAGTTTTTCACGATCTTCCAACCAGTTTTTCAATATGTGCCAAGAAACAAGATCAAAACCATAGTTTCCCATGGAGTAAGAGAAATATGTCTGTTGGGCGAGGGTTTGTTCAATTGTGAATAAAGTATTAACTCCGCTAGATGATCCCTCTTCGAAATCTTTAACAGCTATGACTTTTCTATAGCTGTCCATAAGATAATCATAGGAGTTCATCAAATCCAATACATCTTTGCCAACACTGTTTTGTCTAGCAACTTGATATATCCATGGAGCATTTGGATCACCAATAACCATTTTACCAATGGTATATGCTTTCTGAATGTCTTTGTTTGGGTTTTCTATTTCTAGTCTTGAATTAAAATCTCTAGAAATTGAGAATAAAACATCGAGTCTTATTCCTTTGTCTTTTTCGTATAAATCACTATCAAATACCAAATACTCCCTAGTGTATCCTGCAAACTTGGTGAACATCTCAGCAGCAATTGAAATGAATTCATTTAACTGGTCAACGTGGATCTCCAAGTTGATCATTGGTGCTCCGAGCATTCTACATATTCTTTGCCCAACCCTCTCGTAGCTATCCATGATGCTATTGAGGTTTGAACTATAAAAAGAAGATACCGGAAGAGAAGTTGTACAATCCATTGCCATAATATTAATTATTTAGCTTTGGATATTTTTATTAATTAGTTCAGAATCTCAGGCCAAGTAGCTTTGATGCCAGCTAGATCATCAGGAAGCTGAGTCAATGTAACATCGCGGAGTGCTTGTTTAGCGGCAATAATTTCAGCTTTCTTCTCTTCGTCATTTACCTCAACTGCTTTCATAAAGTCAATGTCAAGTTTGGCGAGCTTTGGAGCGCGAGCAGCACGGAACTTATCAAGGTGGATAGCTTTAGCTTTCTCAATGTTTACCTTTACGCCAAGTTCAGCGTCAAACTCGTATGCATTGAAATAGTCGTTATCAATGTCAACTGACTCTACAATCTTGTATTCCACTCCTGATGGAACATCTTTTGCGGCTACTTGCTCAATAGGAATCTCACCAGTTGGAATGAGAACGGCAAGTTTGTTTTCGGATTGTGAATATATTATAAATGACATAAAATTAAAAAAATACTATACAGTTATATGTTTCATCTGCTTTTAATGTGGCACTTGTCCAAGTGACTAAGCCAACAGAAGTTGAGGTCAAAGGCAAAACATCAATACTGACAGCATTGCCACTATCACCTTCTCCGGTGCTTGCAATTGCTTTTATTTTATTAACATCTGAATATAATCCATTTGCTATATTTACCGTATAAAGTCCTAATCCTGTCCTTGCAACACTGGTCACATTAAAGCTATCTTTAAGAGTTATAGATGAATTATTTACACCAACACCTTGAAATGCTACCCATGCTTTTGCAGTTGATGGTGAAGCACTCAATGCAGCACCAGTCCAAGTTGATCCATTATAACTCAAAACCTGCCCATTACTTGGAGATGCTGGTTTTGAAATAAATGTATTAGCACTTGTTATAGTGCTAGTGTCGTTAAAAGTAATTCCTGCGGAGTCGATTGTTGTTGGCATATGTTATCCTTCGTAAGAAATGTTAATTGTTCCAGCGTCAAAT